TCACTCTGCCAGATGGCGCAATGCCATCTGGTATCACTTAAAGGTATTAAAAACAACTTTTTGTCTTTTTACCTTCCCGTTTCGCTCAAGTTAGTATAAAAAAGTTGAATGTGAAACGGTAAAAACAATTAATATCAACGACTTATAATTGATTCAGTCTAAAAAATAGACTGCATAATGCTACAAAACACAACATATCCAGTCACTATGAATCAACTACTTAGATGGTATTAGTGACCTGTAACAGAGTATTAGCGCAAGGTGATTTTTTGTCTTCTTGCGCTAATTTTTTGTCAACGCACTGGGTTAGTTGAATTTACAACCATGCTCAGTATCTCGATAAGCGCAGAGAAATGATGCAGTGGTGGGCGGATTGGCTTGATGAAAAGGTGGAGTGATCCCCCCCACCAGAAACTTCCTGAGGATCATTACAGAAATCACCACAGCATAGACAGGTTGGTTGAGCATTATCAGCGTTCAGACATTGACGGGACCTGCATTTTCATCAATGGCAAGGAATTTAACATGCCATGGAGCAGCCAAGTTAAGAATGTTGATATAGAGAGATTTCTCATCCATGGTGAACACCATCATACACTAAATCAGTAAGTTGGCAGCATCACCTTCATCACAATCTATTGATATTACAAAAAATGTGCATTTAAATTTTTATGGATAAGAACTATCTTATTGTGTTAAAATGATGAATCGCAAATGTATATGATATTTTTTTGGAATGCAAAATGAATTGGAAAAGGATAAACTCAATATCATTTTTAAGAGTGTTTTCAATATTATCAATAGTAATATATCATCTATCTCGCGCCTCAATAGATGCCGGATTCACTCCATCCATGTCGCATGAAATGGATATACTATCAATGCTTGGAGTTTCGTTTTTCATTATAATTTCAGGTGCATCATTAAATGTAAGCATGAAAAAGAACAGATCTACGCTTGATTTTTTCAAAAAAAGAATTAAATCTATATATATACCATTCTGGACTGCATATATAATAGTATCAATATTACTGTATCTGTCACGTGGAAGGATTTCTTTAGGAACTGATGTATACAAACTCCTCTTAACGTTTTCAGGGATGGACGGATGGCTTGGGTGGAGAACGCAAACATATTACTTGATTGGAGAGTGGTTTACAGGATTTATTTTAATATTGTACTTATTCGCTCCGTTGATATTTATTGGAGTAACAAAAAACAAATGGATTATGCTGTCCTTATCTTTTGTTGTGAGCTTTTTTTCTTACAATTTTAATGATGATCTACGGAATTATATAGATATATTAAATCCAGTATCAATGTGGAATCCAGGAACTCGATTATTTGAATTTGTTTTTGGATTTATAATTTATGATTATATATTAGGTGATAAAAAAACAAGAATATCATTATTTATGATATCATTATTTATTTGTATAGCTTATATCCTATCACCAAAAATAATAATAAACACTTATGTTTTTGTTCCTTTTTTCATTGCCATGTTTTGTTTTATTTCTATTGTTTATGAGTCAATAATAACTTCAGATTCAGTAAACAAAAAAATAGAATATGCATCAGGATTTTCATTTTTTGTATTCTTGTTTCATCATATAATTATATATGAAGCATATGATTATGGGATAATAAATTACAAAACAGATTTCCAATTCTATTTTGGATTCATTTCAATTATTGTTTTGTGTGTTTTGCTTTCAAAGCCAGCGATGTTAATATCATCTCGATTTAAATAAAAACATCAATTATATTTATATGAGTATGGCAATGTGTTTATTGAATAAAAAAATAAACACATTGCATATTTATCTAATTTTATTTTAATTAATGTACAAGTACAGTGATGGTTACTTCCTTTGATTCATTTACTGATACTACCCTCCCTACGGCTTTACGATAATCTATAAATGATGGTTCTGATATGTACACCCCGCTTATGCCACCATTAGAATCTCTCTGTGGTATAAGATACTCGCCTGGATTTCCGCCGATGACATTAACAGGAACGCGACCACAAAAGGCTAAGCGGTCAACTTTCTTCCTCTCCTCTTCTGAGGATGCTATCCATTGTTTGTATTCAGCACTCTCCATGTCTGGCTCATTATTTCTGGCCCACTCCTGCTCTGAATTCCACGATACAAGTTCGGCTTCATAGCTTCGGAAGTATTCAGCATAAACTGACTCTGCCTCTTCCTGTGACATCCCTGACCGAATCATAGCCGAGACCATAGAATATTCAGGTTTCACGGGTTTTTGTTTTCTGAGTTTCTTTTCCCATTCTGCCCATTCTTGCGATGGGTATTCTGGGCGCTCGCTTTGTAGCCATGTGTCACCGCCAACAAGACATGGGTTGGTACTTTTTACCATGAAGCTAACTGCACTGTCATATCTGTCAGTGATATTCCCGTCCGCGTCAATTCCGCATATATCGCCTGGCTTAATGTCTCCACAGCCTTCTGATTTGTAGAAATATTCAGCGTAATCAGCTCCGGAAGAATTAACTGTGCCAGCGCAGTTTATGCTCCTGTCCGTTGCTGATGACTTTCCTACGAACATAACAGCGTCTGATGCGTTCGCACCTCCTGAGGCTTGTTGCCGTATGACGACCCCAGCTGCTCCATTGGGACCAAACTGTGCGGCGATTTCGTTCACCCCCTTTCGGTTTGTTTGTGTGATGCTACCGGCAGGGTCAATGATAAGTACGTTGGTTTCCTCTCCAACACCATCAACCTGTGACGCCAGCACAAATGCCGCAGCGTTGGGGGTTAGAATTTTGATACCGGACTGATCGTGGTCTGAGAAGAACCCATATGATGTAGCACCCCATGAGCGATATGAATATGTTGAACCAGGCCAAACATCATGTGCTTTGCCAAACTTACCTACAGCCTGGTATGCGCTATCAACTATCTCATCAGGATTAAATGCATTGTTGTTGATAGCTTTATAAACCTGACTATCAGAACCTGTTCCGTCTTTATATAGGTTAAGCATCACCTCCATACCAACTGCAGACGTTGCAGCTGCATCTTCAGGAACTGTTACAACAGTATTATTCCCCCATACACGATATACAGGAGAGATATAAAGTGTTCCTGATGGAGTGCTCTGAGTTCCTGACGTTTTTTCATACCATCCATCAACGGTGATGCTTGACGAATTAAACCCCCTAATAAGACCAAACCATGTTTTCGAAGATCCTATAACCACCGCGGTCATATTTATCCTGACCTTAGCCGGATCAATGGTAATACTAGATGCTCCTGTTGTGCTAAAAATAGCTCCAGTTAGCGTGTACAATGGCGGTAATGCAGTATTTTCAAAATATGTAGCAGCAGTATCTGTACTGCCGTATTGGGCCAGCGATTGACCGGTTCCGGCGCCTAGAATGCCGGTAAAATGCTCAGCATCACGAGTCGCAGCCACAGCCGTTAAAACACATGCATCTTCAAAAACACCAAATGGTTGTTTTTGATGCTTTATTCCTCCATATCGGAACTCATAACCATCAGAAAAACTTCTATCAGATCTGTTATATGAACCAGGTATTAGCCCTGGAATTAGGAAATCAGCATTTTTCTCAATGATGTAATGCCCCTCTGATATCAGCCTCGTCATATCAGCAGAAGATGCTGCTTCAATGCCTTCTTTTACTGGCAGCCAAAATCCTGATGGCTCTTCATCGCTGGTTATGGTGTGCGGTATGGTTGCCGTATATCTATAAACGGTTGCGCTACCAAGATGCAATACAACATCGCATGGGTTATTTATTGTTACTCCTGGTTTGAAATATCCAATTAAATTATATCCAGGAAGTTTACTGTATTTATCCCAAAGATTTAATAAGTTTATATCAAGGTAAGGAAACTTTGATGATGGATCATACTTCAGCACATTCGGAAAATAGAACTGCTGAGAACCATACGCATCATAAACAGCCATAGAATGGCCTTGCACGGTAACGAATTTGGCAATCTGTCCGTTATATACCGGATATCCAGCAGCGTTAATGATGATTGGTTGCGAAACAGGAACGTGAGATCCGTCTTCGTTCTCCACATAAACCTGAATCTGGTTTTCAGGATTTACCGGGTCAGTGTCAATTTTACCGATATAAATTTTGCCATTGGCTACGGCTTTAAAAGAACGCGCCATAGTGAAGAGTTGCGAAGGCATGCTTACCACAACATTGGCTGTAATGTCTGTCATTTAATTTGCTCCAGATACAAGGAATCGCCGCAGCGTGGCTACGGTGAATTTTGGGCATAAAAAAACCCAGCCGAAGCTGGGTCGTTGCGTTGGTTATCTGTCAGTAGTTATGTACTTAATTAATTATTTATCTATTGTTCTGCTGTAATTTGGCTTGAAAGTATAGGGCGTATCGCATTTGCAGCATTATTTAGCGCTCTTTCATAGGCTGGTGTTCCTGCTTTGGTGTTTGCCAAACGTAAGAGAGCATTCCTGGCCATAGGGCTTTCATAAACCCTCGACATAAGGCCAATCCCTGTTTCCCCAGCCAATAGCGCGCCTCCGGTTTTTAGGTTACCAATAACCCTTACCAAAGGCGCGAGTGTCATGCCAGTCTTCGTCACAACATTAGCCTCAGATGCTCTTTTGGTAGCATCGAGAATAGATAACATCCCCTCTATCTCTTTTCCGTTCTTCCCACCAAATACAGTTTTAAACACCTGACCATTTGCTTGTTTTTGCAGCTTGCCAAGCTCGGTCATCATTTTCTGAGGGCTGTCACCTACCTTGTCAGCTATTTTGCTGATATATGCCGCCCTTAGCATGTCTTTACCTTTTTGATCGAGTTTCCCGTACAATCGAGCTATATCTGACCCATATTGTCCATACACAATGGTATTTACAGCCTCGGGAGTTAAATCTCCTTTGTTTAGAACGTTTTTAAGGCGCGTTTGAGTTACATGTGTTGCCATTTTTGCATAATCAGCTTTTCCCGCTCTCCATGCTGAAGCATCTTTTGGGCTAAGTCCTTTCGCTATAGATTTACTAAGGCTATTGGTTAGCGAGTTATAGACCCTGTCGACCATTGTTTGCGACATTGGTGGCAGAACTGTACGATCGCCTTTTACGTCAATGCGGAACTGAGTTCTCAGCTTATCAAGTAACTCAAAGGCATCATCTCCATTTGTTATCTCCTGAATGGCATTCTTATAATCATTAAGCGCAGAAATGGTCTGGGTGTCAGAAACACCTTTAAGTTTCCCAAGTTCGTTTACTGCTCCGTCGATAGCTCTTATGGCGCCACTTGTATCAACTGGCTTTCCAACCATTCTTCCTGACAGGCTGTTTAGTTTTGACTTGGCTAACGATTTTTCCCTTGCAACGCCTGACTTTAGACTATCAACGACTACAGATGGATCGTAGTCGCCGTATTTTTCGGTGAAGCGATTAACAAGCTTGGTTCTGGCATCCTGCTGTGCGGCTCTCATTGGTCCAGTACCAGCTATGACTCCTTCTGAGTAACCCTGCAGTTGATTGCCAAGTTTTGTTTTTGGAGGAACTACATCCGATGTCATAACTGGTACATCTGCCGCAGCGGCACGCTTGAGCAATTGCTGATCTGCTGGTGATATTTCGCCACGAACAGCAGTAATTCCACGCCCTATTCCCTTTGCTGCTGCGGAAAGAACCCCCTGAGCGGCAAGGTTAACTCCGGCGTTTCTTGCTGCATTTTGTGCGAAATCGCCTTTCTGATTTGCGGCCTCTGCCAGTGATCCAATAGCCATACTTCCTGCCGTTCCAACTCCTGGAACTAAATACCCGCCAATTGTTTCTCCAGCTTGAGCGTAGGAGTCTGTCGGTCTGTCTACTGGACGATAGACATCATCCAATACTTTTGGCCCGCCTAACCCCTGACTAATAGCGTTAATCAGGCTTGCACCGCCCTGCAGCACATCGAACGGAATGTTTACCAGGCCGCGACCGGCCTGCTCTGCGCTCTGCAACAGAGACTGCTCTTGCGGTTGAGCTGGCTGCTCATCAAACTGATCAAAGAAGTTACCCTCTGCCGCTGGAGTTTCCGGTTGAGGGATGGCTTCATCAAATTGGTCGAAGAAATTCGCCATTACTCCCTCCTTATGGGAGATAGCCGTATTTAGCTTTGAACTGAGACGCTAATGCCGGGTTTGCTTTCAGTGCCTGGATAGCTGCTTCCGGTGCTTGCCCTGTTGTGCCTGCCTTCTGCTGATCCTTCTGTGATTTCCTTTCTGACACATATGTATCGTATCCCTGCGAGCTGTAGCCCATAGATTCAGCTTCGCGGCCCGCCACCTTTTGCAGTACAGAATATTGGCTGCGAATTTCTCCAAGCTGCTTTTTCACCACGTCAGCTGGTTGTGTAACATCGAGGCGGGCGATCAGGTTTTCGAGCTTGCTTCCTTCTGCGTTCGAAAGTGCTCCCAAGCCTCTGAGCATCTGAACGTTCTGAACGAAAGCGCCAGATTTCAGTTCCTCAATAGCGTTTCTGTTTTCCAGCCCTTCAGCAGAGGTCATGGCGTCAGGGTAGCGACCTTCAACCCGACCGACGCCTGCCAGGTCTCCCTTGTTCATCAGAGAGTCAATCTTCTCGATCCCCCTCTCGCCAGTGATTAGAGATTCGTTATATCCGTTATTACCCTCAAGCCACTTTCTGGCCTGCCCCATTCGCGCGCCGGTTGCTGGCTTGCCGGTTAAAGGGTCAACTCCCGTAGAGGCGATTTGAGAGTTTAACGCCAGGGTGTCCATGTCCTGAACGTCGCCATATTTTTTAAGCGCCGCCTGTGACTGCCTGTATACGTATTTATCGTGATTCAGACGAGCCATCTGAGCGCCATATGAGAGCTGCTGCCCCTGTCGCGTGGTGGCGTTCTGCATGTCAGCCTGACGGATGCTTTCATCCAATCGCCCTTTCTCAAGTTGGCGACCAACCATCTTGTCCTGAACATTGAAGTAGTCAATCGGACCGAGAGCAGCCATCCCAAGGTGATCAACAAACTCACCAAATCCTGAAGGATTCTGCTGATACATCTGAGCAACGCTGTTAGGGTCAACACCTACGCGAGTCAGTTCCTTGGCGTTGTTTTGCAGCCATGATTGCATTGCTTCTGGAGACGAGGCAGCAAGGCGTGCGCCAGCCGCTAAGGTGCCGATAGAATTGCGCTGGTCTTCATCAATGAATCCCATGCCTTTACGAACGGATTCAATCTGGTCTGGATATTGAGTAGCTAACTGACGCAAAGCACCGCGATCACCAGACGCATAAGCATTAGCGTATGCCTGCTGAAATTCTTTCTGCCGCTGAGCCTGCTTTTCCTGCTGAAACACCCCCGCAATACCTGAAAGGCCTTGCAAAGCAGTCAGCCCAACATTGTTAGCGCCTGAACGCTCAATATCATTGTTCTGCCTGATAAGCTGAAGCGTATTGCCGATGTCATTTACGTTCGGAGCGTTTGAGTTGACGCCGCCGATACCAGCTAACAATCCGCCATTTGATCCTTGCCAAGTAGCCATGATTACCCCTTAAAACAACGAGCCAAGCAGGCCAAGTCCGCCGCCAATTGCCGCACCTAATCCAGTGCCAAGTCCGGGAACAATAGAGCCAAGAGCAGCGCCAGTCATAGCCCCTGAAGCTCCGCCGCTAATTGCTGTCTGAAGACCTGATGGTTTATTGGCATTAGCAGCGGCAAGAGCCGCACTTTGCTGCGAAATCTGACTCATGTTGTTGGCATATGTCTGCCCGGCGTTTGCCTGACCTTGCAGTGCGCCAAGACCAATATTTGCCAGATTCTGGTAGTTGTTCATCTGACCAGACAGCCACTGCTGACCAAGCGTTGGTGCGATTGTTGCTAACTGATTACCGGTTGCAGTGGAACCCAATCCACCTGTTGCTTCCGCTGCAGCCAGACTCTGATAGCGAGCCTGACCAGCAAGATCTTTGTACTGCTGAGAGTTGTTATACTGGTTAAGTGCCTTCCCCTGACCTTCTAAACTGGAAAGATTCTGAAGCTGGTTAACATACTGCTCCGCAAGCGGCGTGAACGGAGCAAGGTTTTTCATGATCGTCTGCCACTGCTGATTTTGCAGGTCTGCGGCATACTTCTGGGCTTCTGCTGCATACTTTGCGCTTTTATCAGAGCTACCACCTTTCCCGCCTTTTTCATGGCACCAAGGTTCCTCGCCGCGCAGTTTTCTGCCCAGCTTAAATGCATATAACATGGCTATCTCCCGTGATTCAGGAAGTCGATTAGTTCTTCGCGTGTAGCACTGTAAAATGTCACGTCATCCACGCCTTTGAAGTATTTCTTGATGGTTCCTACACGCTTAAGGCCAATCATTGCGCAGTACATCTGCCCGTGGCGGAATTTGCGTGCAGCGAACGATGTGACGCACTGAACGGTGGTGTTAGTCAGAATGTACCGCCAGAACTCCATCCCGATTTCCTTGCTGAAGCCGCGAATCTCTGGCAGGTACATGGCGTGGCAATCGAATGTAAGCGGCTGAATCTCCTGATAGTAAACAATGCCGCCAAACTGACCGTGCACGTTAACCTCAAAGTAACGGCATTCAGGCTTGTAGTCGTATCCATCACCGTTGTTGCTCCCGGCGATAATGTCAGGGTGATTTCCTACTGCTTCTATCAGGTCGATGTTTCGCGTTGGTTTGAATGTAATCATCAGTCAATCAGCCCATGTAATCTAAGTGCTGTTTCAAGCGCCAGAATACGCTGCCGCGCCTGCTGCAAACCTGTAGCGAGAGCTGCGACTTCGGATTGTGTGTACGTAGTGCCGACCGTGTATGCCTGGTTAGCGTTGAATGCGCCGAGGAGTGCCGTTCCGGTTGCCGCTGTCCATCCTGTCTGACGAGCACCGATAACCTTGGTTCCGCCGACTGAATAGGATGTTGCTACGTTGAGGGGGGATGCCAGCGATTGTGTTGCTGTTGCTGTTTTCGATACGTAATCGTCCTGCAATGCAGAAATATTTCCTTCAGCCTCCGTCACTCTACCATCGAGAGCACTGACATCAGCCTGCAAGGTGACTATTTCACCTTCAGCCGTGGTTAGTCTGACATCCAGCGACGCGATTGCATTGGTATTTGCAGTAATACGGATTTCATGGTCGTCTACGTCGATGCGGAGCTGACGAATTCTTTCTTCGTGATCGACCAGAATCACATCCTGCTCATCGTTCCTGACTTGTGCATCATAAGCACCCTGTCCGGCCTCGTTGGCCTTGTTAGCTACGTTACCAACATCAGTGCCCTGTGCAATAACGTAAAGCAGATACGACTGCGAGAAGATATTGCGTGGAAGTATTGATGTATCGAGCCGCGTCGCCTGCACAATAACAGGGGTGTTGAGATTCGAATCAGCCATTACTCGATCCTTATCTGGCAGCCTGACAGAGTGACAGGTGACTTCGTGATAACGCGCAATTTGAAGCCGACATTTTTCCTGATGCGCCCTACTTTCTTCCACAAAACACGTTTGTCATAAACGAACGGTTCATTCTGCTCAATCATCTGCTCACGCCCGTAATTGATGCCGTCAGTGGTCGCAGAGAGGAACAGGCGGTCAGCATACTGCGCAACGCCAGTTGAAGATTCAACTTCAAGGTCGAAAACTCTGGCGTTATCTGCTTTGAACAACGGAGTAAACAGCAGGTGTTCCTGTTGAAGACCATACTGACTGCTGATATCGAACTGCAATTTCCCGGTCACGGACTCCAGCTTATCGCCGCACGTTATCTGATTGCCTTCGTAAATGAAGTCGATAGCGCGGTACACATCGTCATACAGGCCTGTTTTCAGCACACACCATTGCGGACCATTGGCGCTTGAAGATGCGTCGTACACGAGGACGTGGCGCGGAAGATGGATAATCAGCAACTCATGCGCATCAAATCTCAGAGACTCCATCACGCCATCAGCCAGTTCATCAGCAGTGTAGGAGCGGAGAATTTTCTCAATGCTCGCGCTGGCGATTGGTGACACCTGACCGGAGCCAATGATGTATACAGACGGCGCACCAGTTGCCGGATTGCTGATGAACGCATACGAATCAGCAAACGGCGTTTTGCAGTAAGTCCCGGCAATACCTTTCTGCACCATCAATGATGGCTGTGCGACATACAAAGCGGCACCAACGGTGGTTGACCCCGTCAGGGAGAAATATTCAATCGTCGACGAACCAAAGCAGACTATGAAGTCTCGCCATGTGCCGATACCGATGATGCCGTCCGGCTGCGATTCTGCGCGATATTGTGCGCTGTAACGGTCAGGATGCGATTCGTCTTCAAGGTCAGTGATAAACCATGAATCAGTGCCGTCTTTTGACCACGCATAACGCCCACGTAAGCGCGTAATGTCGCGAACTGAACCTAACTCATACTGAGTGAATCCACTGTCTGTAGGCCAGTTTGAGACGGTTTTAACCGTGCCATCATAGCGATACTCGACCAGTTGACCATTAACGCCTACCGCCTGTGATGTCCGACCATGCGCCATTGATACACGACCACTTCCGGCAACGTCACCGACTTCACTTTCTCCTTTGTACAGCTTGCCACCACACACACGATAAACAGCACTCTGCGCCATGTTGTACTCGACGCCTCGCGATACTCCGTTCACATCAGAACGTTTGGCAATGCCCGGGAATGAGCGAAGATATCCGCTGCTGTTGAGTATTTCTTTGGGTGTAGCCAACATATTCACTGGCAGATAGTCGATATAGTCGGCGTTTCGAAAGTCTTTGCCGACACCTTTCATAAGCGGAAGTTGCTGAATCGGCATTTATTCACCTCACGTACTCGGATCATCTTTCTCGATGTAAAACCGATTCCACGTAAACGCGCTTTTGTTACCACTACCGCGAGGCATGTCATTTCGCCGCTCAAGTGGTGGTATTTTGGTTAAAGCGATACAGATTGTCTGATATGCACTGTCAGCAGCGGTAAGGAGAGCGTCTGACGGCTGAATGACGTTATCCATGCACACTTGCACAGCGAGTTTCAAAGCGACGCCATCATTTGCCCATGCAGGGATACCTGAATCATCGTCCGGTAACGGCATGATGCCGTTTTCTGTATCAGCAAACTGATACCCAAGCTCGATACCTTTAGCCTGCCATGCTGCCATCATGTCTTCGAGGTCATTAATGGCATCTTCAATTGCCTGAGGGTCAGCATCTGTCAACGTGGCATTGGAATACAGCCCGGCTTTTCGTAAAGCCTTTAGAACGAGATCACCCTTCGTTTTCGCCATCTTCTTCCGCCTTAGCCACTTTATGCTTCGTTGCGGTTTCTTCAGGAGTTTTTACCCAGCCTTTTTTCAGGTGAGATTTAACTTCTTCGTCATCAACAATGATGTAATCGACAGCAAACTGACCACAGGTGATCATGTTGCCAGGCTTATAGAGCATTGTTCGTGCCATTGTCTTCTCCCAATAAAAATGGGGCCGAAGCCCCTTAGATTACTGGTTAGCCAGTACCAGGCCGGTAAACTCTGGAACCAATACACTTGCGCCAGCCAGCGTGGTGAATCGCGTCCACGTCTTACCTGCTTTGGCATCGAACTGGTAAGCCATGATGATGGTCGCCCCCTGCTCGGTAGTTGCCGTCATAACCTGCGGGCCCTGCCCGGTCGGGAATGCCAGCTTGCCGTACATCAGCTCTACAGATCCCTCAGCAAAGAAGATGTTGGAAGCCGCAGCCTTCTTGTTGAGAATGGTGATCGCCGCGTTATTCGCCGGATTGGCGGTAACGTTCTGGTAAGGAATAGACGGCGCATCAGCGTTGTTTGGTGGCAGAATTTTCGGGCTGATGGTAACGGTGGTGCCATTTACCGCCAGGACGCGGAATACCTGCGACTGGCCTGTATCCACCTTCTTGATCATGTGGACACTATTAACGCCTGCGATAGTGAATGCATCACCAACAGCCAGCACGCCAGCAGTAGACACGGTGATGTCGCCCTGACGGTTATCAGTAGGTGCGCCGTTGGAGTCCATTGCGGTAACTTTATGCGCTACTGCGCCACCAAGAGTTACGGCGGTGGCAGAACCTGCCTTCATCGCGCCAGCATAATCAACACGGAAGCTGTCGAAGGATGCCACAGGTGGGATCTGAGCTTTCTCATACGCCGTCAGCGTTGCGCCAACTGCATATGCGCGAGAGCCAAGCTCTTTAGCCAGGTCTTTGTAGTTGAACGGGTTGTAGAACGCTTTGCGCTGCCCACCCTGCGGCACACCAATAGAGAGCATCATTGCGTCAATGCCTGCAGATGCGTTCCAGAGGTCTTCGCCGAGAGTCTTGCCGGTTGATGCCGAACCAATGGTGACCATGTTGGTAGCGCGGGCGGCCACCTCATCGACGATCAGGTTATCAACCCACGCTGCCAGCTGACGACCCGCCGCTTTACCAGCTTGCTCCTTATGCCATGGATCGCGCATTTCTTTTGCGTCCAGCTCGTAGATAACGTTTTCTGGCTCGCGGAAACGCGCAGGTACCTGACGCTGAACGAGTGAGTTTGCAGTTGCTGCGGTCAGATCTAGGCCGCTAACGGTTTTCAGATGGTAACCTTGAGGGCGATAAACTACGTCGCCTGCGCGTTGCATTTCAGTGTCGCCCGGGCGGAACTTGCTGCACTCACGGGATACTACGTTTGATGCCTCGAATCCATCAATGACGTTTTCAAATAGGATTTCAAGGTCTTTAGTTAACTGATTAGGCATACTTTTTTAGCTCCGATGGATTATTTTTTAGCTTTATTCTTCGCCGCTCGGTATGCGGTGTAATCACCGGTGGCGCGCGCTTTTTCGAGAAGTTTGTCGAGATTATTAATTGCAGCGCCATTGCTCCCCTTAACTGTCGGGGTTGTGGCTGCCGTGGTTTTTGCTTTTGGCATGATTCTGGCCTTCGATTCGATACGTTCCAGCAGACGACCAATTGCTACGGGGTTGGTAGCTTCTGCCAGTTGCTTGCGCAGTTCAGCGTTGCGACCGAGCGCCAGAACAACGATTTCCGGCTTCTCTGACTCAAACAGGATCGCGTTTTGTGTCTCTATGGGGATTTCCTCGAGTACGGCCTGTTCAGCTTCCTGATAGCCAGGAACCTTGAGAGCCTTAACACGTTGCTGATATTTGGATAATCGCTCTTGATAGGCAGCCTGAAGCTCCTGCTCCTTCTGCTTACGAGCCATCTCCTGTTGCTGGTACTTTCCGTTATCCTCTGCCCACTTAGCCATGCGTTGCTGGTAGATTTCTTCATCGAAACCGATGTCCTCATCATCCAGTTTTGGCATTCGCGGTGGTTGAGTGATTACCGGCTGCTGCTCGACGGGTTTCTGAGACTGACGCATCAGTTCTTTCAGTTCGCGGTCTTTCTCTTTAATCGTCTTGCGCAGGTGTTTTACCAGTCCATGCTCTGCGCCATCTTCGCTGGTTGGCGAATCCAGCTTTTCGTCACCAAAGTAGAATTCCTGTTCTGATTCGTCGTCATCAGTTTCAGTAGCTTCCTCTGCATCATTGCCGGAGGACTCACTGCCATCTTCTGTTTCGACTTCTTCAGCCAGTTCGACATCATCAGGAATCTGCTCTGACGCGTCGGTTTCGATTTCAACTTCTGGTGTGTTTTCTGCCATCTGGTCCATTTGTTACCCCTGTTTACTCGATGTTCAGCCCATCGGAAGGCAATAGGGTGCCAGGCCTCATAAAGACAGCCATTGCACGTTATGGGTTAATTACTGCTGTGGTTGTTGCTGAGTTGATTTTTGCAGGATGCTGCTGATGTCCATGCGCTGCGCATGGCCCTGTGCCTGACTTTTCAGGACAAGCTCTGCATCAGCACGGGCATTATCTCCTTGCTGTTGCTGGAACTGTCCGAGCAGTTTCAGAGCCTCGCGGATATCAGATTTCTGCTGACTATCGGCAGATGCGAGTATTTTCACAACATTTGCCGCTGCAACCTGAGCATCAGTCTGTGCCTGGAATGCTTTAACCTGAATGGCTGCCTGTTCGTTCTGCGCTTTCTGCAATTCAGCCTGACCAGCAAGAAGCTGACCTTGCGCTGCAACCATAGCCGGATCTGGCTGACTGGCCTGTTGTTGTTTCGCCTGCTCAACCATCTGCTGTTCTTCTGGCGTTCTCGGCTTGATAACACCAGACAGAAGCAACTGATTGCGGTTGTATTCTTTAAGGTCGTCCATCCCTTCGCCGTCCATATTGTCGAGAATCATCGACGATACAAGGTCGTGCTTCGGCGTTCCTGGTGGGATAAGTGCCAGCATGGAAAGTAACGACTTAACCGTTGCATCACGGCGAGTAGCGAACGACTGACCGACATCGACAGTCACTTCATAGTTACCCTGCGAAAGGTCGTTAAGCGCGATAACCTGCCCTGTCTGACGGTCAACCACTTCACCAGTCATTAGCGCCACGTCATCGCTGCCGTCCTCATTAACGATGCGCATCGGCGTATCACTGCCATAGACCTCACGCGCCATAGAAAGCCACACAACGCCAGCGCGGCGCATGGATTTAGCCATGTTGTCCATGTAGATATAGGACTGCGTGTCCATCCGGTTAAAGATGCTATCAACGGTATCGGTGGCGACGTTGCTCGGCATGTTCTCAAGCTGCGACGCACCTGTAATTTGCTGAATAGCCGTTCCGGTGTACTGCAATAGCCCGGCAAGAGCTGGAGGCATTTGTGTCGGAGGCGTATAACTGCTGACCTGAGCCTGCGCAGTAATATCTCCGTTTTTGTTTTTCAGACTGACCATCGGCAGGAACGCCGGGCGCTTTTTGTTGCGCTCCGCCCAATGAGCGGCGAGAGGACCAGGAATCATGTCAACATCAACTACAGGAATGCCATCACCGCCAGCCTGAGTAGCGTTATCTGCAATCATGGAAACCATCAGGTTCTCAAGACGCTGTGCATCCATCGCTTTTGCTGCGTGGCCTTCAATTCGCTCCTGATTATCAACAAATGAGCGACGCCCATATACCGGGATGAGAGGAATATGTTCACCCGGAATACGCTTCGGTTCTTCCAGCCATTCAGCGCCAGACAGAAGACCGCAATAAACGCGGCGCTTCTTCACCGTTCGCTCGCCAATCAGTTCGAATGCACCATCGGTCAGCTCGTCGACAATATCTTTGATTTGCTCTTCATCATAGATTGCCGTTTCTCCGCTAACAGGGTTGCGCCACGCCGTGAGCTTCACCTTCTCTATGCGAACTTCGTAGTAGCGTCCAACATAGATGGCATCGGGCGTTGACCAGTCATATTGAGTGCCAGTGTCATCACGAGAAAGGCTTGCCGCGATGGAATCAGGGTATTCAGTCTCGAACGCTTTAGGCGTCATGGAGAACATTTCCATAGCCCACATAGCATCAGAGCGGTCATATTGCTTGCTGTCCTGATCAAAGAAGACGCATGTCGCTGGGTCGTAAACAGGAAGAAGGCTTATACGGCGTTGCTCGTTACTCGGATCCATTTCATCTTCGTAATCGGCACACATGCGGAAACAACCGAATCCGCCCGTTACAGCATCATCAAATGCGTTATCACACGCTTCGCCACCTGATGTTTCCTGATAGTCAGCGCGGAATTTGCCGTTCATTTTTTCGGCTAACGCTTCCGATGCCTTGTCATCCTTCGGCCTGAATTTAACGCTGATGCGATTCTGTCGATACTCGCCAATGATGCGATCACATTCACGGGCAATCTTATTTAGTTCAAAGCGCGGGTAATGCTCAAACCTGCCTTCATCAAATGAGTAACCAGCGTTTGTGCTGCCTTCCCACTGTGCACCGGACACCCTGACGAAACGTTGAGCCTCAATAATCTGCTCACGCATATCCTGCGTTGCTGACCAGGCATTATCAAAGTTGCACAGCACCTTGCGATGCCAGTCAGTCATCTTTCTATCATCAGCCATTATCCAACTCCGCAAGGTATGTTGTAGCTTGAGTAATCAATCTCTTTAGGATCTTTGATGTCTCGCATCTGTATTGCAAAACGCCTCATCATGTAGCCATAGCGAACAGCAGAAAGGATGTCGTCATTTAGCTTGACGATCTTCCCGTTCTCATCGCGGTGATACAGGCGAAACTCTTCAAAGAATGGCTCGCAGGTGTTAAATACCTTGAAACGACCGTCGAGCATCATGTCGCGTATCTCTGCTATCCCGGGTTCGACCGCATTACCTCCATCAGGCCATGTTGCATGATCTGGCAACATATCGAACCCAGCGTCGGCGTATTGTTCCTTGAGCTGAGCGCCGCCTCCCTTTTCGTGCTGATGCCCGTCATGAGGCCAAGCCGTAGGGGTGTTTTTGCTCCATGCTTTAACAGCACTCCATGCCTCTGTCGCCTTCTTCTGTTTGGCCTTCCAGACGCGAGAAAGATAAATCACGTCCTCGTCTTTATCCCACCAAAGCTGGATGTGTGCCTGTGGGTGATCCCATCCGAAGTCCATTGCATTGATGACGTAGAAGTGATCAGGACACTCGAACGGCTGACACTTAATAGTCTCTTCCGGTATCTGGAAGATTCGACCGCTACCCATCGTAGGAATACCGCGAGCACGCGCCTCTCTCTCATGCTCAGGATAGGATGCGATGATTTGCTCTTTCTGCTCGTCGGTATAGTGCTCAGCATCATAGATGGTCATGTTGACCACTTTCTGCGACTTGCTGGGATTCTTCAGGAACTTAGTAACAACGTCAGACATCCCCATCAGCGGGGTAAACGTCAGAATTGAGAATTGCCCGTATTTGTTGGTACGGGTAAGACCTTCGCCATAAATGCTGTATGGTGGCTCTTCGTCAAACCACACGCCGTGGATTGTGTCACCCTGCCAGCGAGCACGGCCTTGCGAGTATGGTTTGAAGTAGCAGATTGAAATGCCATCTTCAACGCCATCAGCCGTGTGATGCTTAACCAGAAGGTGATCAACAAGGTTCGGAAAGAAAGGAGACTTCTTCCAGCTAATGATGTCCTCTTTCGGTATTGAACCGTAGCCCGGCTCATCATTCTCTTCAATACGACCGCACAGGATGCGTTGAGTCGTTTTGGTTACAGTCTCGTTTGTCTCGCCACCAATCCAGAAGACAACAGGCTCATAAAAACGCTTACCTTTCCACTCACCGCCATATTTACCATCAGCAGGATAGCCTTTTGTGCCCGGATAACGCCCTGTAAGGTGAAACGCTACTTCAGCAGCACCAGTAAATGACTTACCAAGCTGGTTACCAGCCATAAAACAGCGCTCTGGATAGTCATGCCCGGCGTCGATGAACTCACACTGTTTGCTGTATGGCGTAAATTCATATAGCAGGTGTGTGTTCCGGTAGTTCTCTTCTTCTTCGAGTAGCTCGAGCAATTCGATTTGCTCTTCGTCGCTCAGGTTATCAAGAATCGCGTCCAGTTCCACGGTTGAATAGCTCCTTGATACGAGAGCGCCGCTTATCGCGATCTCCCTTATCAGGTGTCACGTCTTCAACTTGCGACTGCTCTTTGAGGCCCAAATCACGGGCGATGATGTTAGCGTTGAGAAGGTCAGCGGCTGCGCCAGAGAATTTCTGGTCGTAGATGACCTGTTCTGCTCGCGTAACGACTTCAGATAAATCTTCTCGCAGGCGATATGTGCGCCATGTTTCAAGCGTCACATCAATGAACAGAGTGAGGCCGGTAATGGTCATCGCTCGCATCTTGGCGATAGGCTCTTGTATCACTTCACCCTGATACGAGAACGCCTTCATCTCCCATAGCGGGTTAGCTTCTACCCACTCGAAGTATTCACAACAAGCAGCCCACAGCGCCTCAGGCGATTCGAATTTAGGATTTCGCCCATGACTACTGCGGGCCTCCCAAAATCGGTTGCCCTTTGGTGCTGCCATATTCATCTCACTTAATTGTCATTTCAGGTCGTTGGCTCTTCATGCTTTCAATCAATGACTGCTTCAGCAATTCGAGTGTGCCAATCGCCTCACATACACTGATTTCACCATAATCATGGATGACGCTTTCCAGCCTCTCGTATAGCTCTTGAGTAATTGGGAATTTCTTCTCCTTACCCAAATTGATTACGCGGCTCACATCATGCTCCGGTAGTGAACAGGTCTAACGCTTCCTTCGATTTACGCACCGCTTCAAATGTGCGGATCGTGATATCCGAATTAGCGCCGCCTGACTGGAAGTGAATTTTGAATAGCTCAAGCTTCAGTTCGTCAGTGCCAATGAACTGAAATGCTTCTTCTGCGGCTGCGTTCTGGTTCATGACCAGTTTGTAAATCTCTAACTGGAATTTCTGTTCTTCAGTCATGGGAATAATCTCTGCCATTGTTGGCTCCGTTTATCCGTTAAAAGGGATATCAGTTAAGTTATCCCGTGTAGGGTATAAGCCATTATCAAAGCCACTCTGCAAGGAATGGCTTTTGTGATGGCAATAAAAAGCCACACATATGCGTGGCCATATCATGTATAAAATCTTATACAACGAATGTTTATTTCGTAGGGAAAGATGTGATCACATCAACGATGGGCTGGATTGAAAATCCAATACCAATTCCGGAGTTAGCATTCAGCGACATCATGTCCGAAACAATCTGTAGCGATCTACCAAACATGTCCGCCATTTGCCCGAAATTAACACCCATGATCTCAACACTTCCATGCAGACTTGCTGAAGAAAGATATTGTCGCAGTTGGGCTATTTCTTGGCTGAAAGCATCAGCCTGATCGCCCATTATATATCTACGCTGGGTGACGATACCTACTAACTCTCCCGAATCTCGATCAATAATAGGTCCTCCTGAGTTCCCCCCATTAACCATTCCATCAAGCGTAAATCGGCCATGCTCCATCGGTGCTGAAATAATTGCCTCACTTGTTAGTAACAGAGGTATCCCATGCGGGTATCCTGCAAAAATTACTTTTCTGCCCCTGGATGGAGCAAACCCAGCAGATGGTTGAAGGACTGTTCTTCCGCCAGGAAGGGGGGATTGCAATTGCATGATAGCAAAGTCGTTACTACCATCAACATGCAAAATTTTAGCGTCGATACTCTCATTTGCTTCAGTTTGAAGAATGACGTCATTGATTTGACACTCGGTTTGTAAGTCACAACAGGTGGCCACAACATGCAAGTTAGTTACAACTAGGTTTTCTCGCATGAAACTGAACCCGCTACCACGAGACTTACCTGCAATGACCTGAAATGTTGCGTTGGCTAAGTTTTGATGCATTGAAATCCTCCGATTCTGGTTAGTGGAATTTCATAATGAACTCATTTCCCAGAATAATTGATATATCACATCAATTCACGCCCGGAATATTCAATACACCAATTGGCCCGTATCATTTTTGAGCTGTCTGTAACTTGAGATCAAGCGTGTATGATTCACCTTCAATGTTGCTTTTAACAACTACCAGCTCTAGCACATCGCCTTCCTTAGGTATTTCATTTTCCACAAACCAGTTCTTAGCTTCTGAGATGGAGTTAACAACCGAGATAAAACCACGGTCTTCTTTTTTCATGATGAAAAAACCTCGCTTTATTGTTTATGCTTCACTCAGGCCGCGACTTCAAAGCCCGGTATTCATTCTGCTGGCAGTGCGCCTGCACCGATTTGTTATGCGACAGTACGTCTTTCTTCGTGTCAACGACGGATGAAAAGTGGTCCACTTAATCTCCACCAACGGCCCAATATTGATCCACCATTTTACTCAGGATTAGCCTCTGCAATAACCGATGTCTTTCCATCAGTCCGCCACCACAAAGAATCTTTTTTGCCATAAGGCAGGAGGTTCATCTTTCAGTGGCTGCCAGTGTTATTTCCCCACTTACTGGCTTGGGTTGTTTCGTGGTACTGCCGTTAACTGGTGGCCCAGAATAAATTCCGGTTTCATTATCAAGCCCACCCGTAGATGGGCTTTGTAATGCCTACATGGTTAAATGATTTGCCAGTCTTCTGCTAGAACATCAGTCTGACTAGCCAGCCACGGTACTAATTTATCGTCCGCTGTCTTCATGCAAATGCATGGCAGCGTCACAAGGCCATTAACTCCGTCCAGGTCACACTCAAACCCCCAAGCATTCTGCTGGATAATGAACAGATACATCCCCTTACCATTCCAGCCAGCACGGGCAACTTTATTCCCCAACTTGAGCGCTTCAATGGCAAGGCCGAAACTTAGCCCTGATACCGGACGATAAGCCTTTTCGAATACTTCTTTTGGACTCCAGCTAACGTAGCCATCAAAGCGATCGGTGTTAGGTTTTCCGCCATCAAGATATTCAACCAGATAGCCTTCATCCTCGCCGTTTTCTCCGGCAGGAAGCTGCCAGCCACGAAAATCGTTATATGCCTGTCTCGTCATCGGAAAGGCGTTAATCAGTTTTACGCCAATATGCTGGGTCATAAAATTACCTATAGAGTTGGGAATAAAAAGCCCCGCATCGCGAGGCTCATTAAATGGACTTTGTGATTTGCAAAACGTGTTTATTTCAGGCACTGCTCTTTGATGTATTCCTGCAGATAGCCAACCTGCTTCGTCACTGTGACGATTCGCTCTCTGAGGGTGAAATAATCCCGTTCAGCGGAGTCAGTAAGTCGGGGGCCGGTAACATCGCCCAGGCCGCCGGTGCTGGTCGTTCCGTTCGCGGGACAGTTTGCGTTGAGCTGCAGCCGCTTACGGCCAGCAATGACATCGCTATGCAGACGCTCAATGGTTTCTTTCGCATCAGCCAGTTCTCCGGTGTATTTGGCATCCAGTGCAGCGACATCACGCTGGCGGGTCTGCATGTCTTTAATGGTGGCGGTCGCCAGGAGGAGTTTCTCAGTGGCCTTATCGCGCTGGTCTCTGTAAGTGATGGCGTTGTCGCGGTAGTGGTTCACGAAGAAAGCCAGTGCGCCGATTAACGCCAGCACCAGCAACTGCAGCCAGTAACGCTTAACCAGTGCGCTAATCATGACAGGAACAGAGCTCGCTCTGCCTTGCGGCGATTCGTGAGCCCCGGCATCACCTTTCCGCCTGATTTATTCCAGCGCAGAAATTCATCTGCCGCGCCTTTTATATCGCCAGCATTCAGCTTTTTCAGCAGTGTAGATGTGGAAAGAGCACGCGACCCAACGTTGTAAGCGAACGACACCAGTGCGTCGAACTGGCCTTGTGTCAGCTTCACCCTGACAACTTTCAGCACGTCATTCTCATAACCAACAAGCCCTGTTTTCAGAAGCCTGTCAGCGGTTTGCTGGTCGATAGTCATACCGCGCTTTACTGGCTTTCCGTCAACCGGATGGGTCCAGCCATAGCCGATGGTCCACGGCGCATCTCCCGTTCCGGGGTCTGGGTAAGCAGTCAGCCGACAACCTTCAAATTTTTTTATCAGAGCAATTCCGTCAGGACTGGTTTGCATCGTCAACTCCCGCCTTTTTTGCTGCAAGTTTTTTAATAAGATTGCCGATCGAATCGGTGCCGATGTATCCAATAAAGACGCTGGCTATGTAGGCGAGGTTGCTGCTCAGGCCGATAAAGTCCAGAAGGTCACGAACGAACCAGGCAATCATCGCGCACATCAGCGCATCAATTAGCGTTTTTGTTACCGCGCCGCCGTTATAGCGACCACGCAGATACGCCATGATAAAAGCCAGCATTGCACCAATACCCTGCTCCTTGGCGGCAAGTAGCGCAGCGATGAAATCTTGTTTGTATGGCATTTTCATAGGCCTCACCTCCGATTTTTCGGATGGCGCTGTGTGTGTATGAAAAGGATCAGGCTTCACTGGCTGGATTTTCAACAAAGCACGTAGTGATTGATTCCCGTGAGCCTGAAATAAAAAACCCGCTCAAGGCGGGAATGTTAGGGTGTGGCAATGTCAGCTCTGCGGCTGAAGATACCCTGGCTGGGTTTTTGGTGCCGGTTAACGGATTTGAACCGCTACCTATTCACTTACAAGGCGACCGCTCTACCATTGGAGCTAAACCAGCATGTTTGGCGGGACAGCGTGGACTCGAACCACGATAAGAAGGTTAACAGCCTTCCGTAATGACCTTTATACGACTGACCCAAATAAAAAAAGCCACCGTTGCAACTTAAGAGTCACTAACGGCAGCTTACCCTCTAATTATGGCTAAATGGCTAATTGCATGTCAAGGTTTTTAACAGCAACATGCTTAACTTTCTCAACACGTTTACGCATTTTGAAAGCATTTTGCATTGGTTGGTACAAAACAAATAATGACGCTTTCAGGATGTCGTCAATTTCATTTCTACAGGTTGCCAGTGAAGGTTTTCTCCATCCCTCGCCACCACGTCCACACATCTTGCGTGGCTTTGCAGTCGCGTGATAGTAGGATGCAATTGCTCGCTTAGATGAACCATGAGCGTAGTAGCTGAGGAGGATGCCAAAGGCTTTCTTGTCAATGTACATGACGGAATCGACGACCTGAGAAATCAACATTCCATCGTCATCATTACACATTGGCCTTGTAATAACTCTTCCCGGCTCTACGCTCTCCATGAACTTCGCTATTACGCTGCTCATGCGCTTTTCCAGACGACCTGAATAAACCCATGCGCCCCATAGTTCAAGCCATCCATTCAGCCAATCGTGCTGCTCTTTGGTGAGGTTTAGTTCTCTTATGCTCATCGTCTTCCCCTCTTGCCCTGTTTGACCATCAGGACGCCGTTAACTATTACGTGACGCTCGCCTTTGCTGTCTCGGTTGTACTTGAGCACTGTTCCTCTTGCGCAGGAAAGCATCCTCGCCACTTCGGTCTGATTGCCTCGTGTCTGGATAAGAAGCTCTGGTATCGTTTGAATTGTGGCGTTCATACGTTCTCCAGTTCGGTGATTTTTATTCCAAGCCGTCCGCCTGGTACTTTCACGCCACGAATTACGCGAATGTCATCGAATTGCTCGTCGTCTTCCGCAAATCCGGCGTGGATAAGGGAGTCGAGTAAACCTTTCAGGATGTTGTCGAGGTCGCGGCGGCGGGAGTCTGGAACGTCTGCGATGACTTTGATGCGGAGTCGTGATTTGGTGAAAATGTCTAACTTAAGTTGGCGGATGATTTGCTGAACGTCTTTTCGGTATTTCTGGCCTTTATCGCTGATGTAGTATTGGCTTCCCCGTCTTCGCCAGTAGGTATTCACCGACGGCGGGTATGGAAGCACAAACTGATATTCGTTCATGACTTAATCTTCCCCTCCTTCAGCAGTATCGCCTGCGTCCTGATCACGCCTTCGAGGTGGTAAAGTCTGGCGTCTTTGTTGTCGAGAATCATTGTGCGTCGGTCGATTTCATCGTGACACGCGCTACAAGCCCATGCGCCGATCAGGTCGCCAGGCTTCATTCCCGTTCCGCAAATTCCAGCCATCCGGTAATGTGCCAGAACTGTAGTTTCAGGATTACCATTGCATACGCCGTAAATACGTACCTGGCATTCTCTGCCGCGTGCTTCTTTGCGTAGATTAGCCATTAAGCAGCCTCCCCTGTTACTTTCAGCATTCCGTTATCGAGCAGCTTTCTGGTCAGCCACTGTTGACCACGCCCGGTGATTTTTGTGGTGAACAATATCTGTATTCCGTGATTTGTGTTGCCCGCTGTTTCTTTCACTGTGAAATAGCCGCGATCCATATATTCCTGCATTGGCACATTGCGCCGGGAACCTGAAGCAATAAGGATTTTGTGATCGCGCATCCACGCAAACAGTATGTTTGGACCAATACCGACAACCTTTGCAAAGTTTCCAATCAAAATTCCACTGGCCTCGCCAACGCGATCGGCAAACTCAACTTTAGGTGCTGCGAGAGCAAGCTGTTTCTCCAGTTCAGCCTTCTGGTCTTCAAGGTCAGCCGCGAGGCGCAATGCTTCAGAGAAGGTTTGTGGGATTTTCGCGGTTGCCCCTTCAAGCTCTCGCCAGCGGTCAACAAGGCGAGCGGTGAACTCTGGCGACAACTGGGCGACGACAATAATGCTGTCTCGCTTTCCTTGTTCTCCTTCGAAGACGTAGAAATCACGCTTCCCGGTAATAACACCTAAATCATTGATTATGTTAGTGTGCTGCAATGCAGGAGGCTTGATAACGCCACGTTTCACCAATCTATCTATGGATACTTTTACATTGCTATGGCGGCTTTCTACCAACTCAGCGATTTCAATGCTTGTCATTTTGATGGCATTGCCATTTATTAACTCATTCATCGTCTTCTTCCTCGTACATTGAGCTATTCGGATCGCTCATCAGCTCTGCGCAGCAATCGGAGCACACGTGAACTTCAAGCACATGCAGCTTCTGACCGCAGTTAGCGCACGTTAAAGCCCGCTCGACGCTTTCTTGTTCGTAACTTCGATTTGGGTCAATCACCTTGTTTTCCTCGCACGTTCTCTAAGCCACCGGATATCCCACAGGTGAGCCGTGTAGTTGAAGGTTTTTACGTCAGATTCTTTTGGGATTGGCTTGCGTTTATTTCTGGAGCGTTTCGTTGGAAGGTATTTGCAGTTTTCGCAGATGATGTCGGTGATACTTCGTCGCTGTCGCCTCATGCCGCCCTCCTGACGCCCTGCCCGATCGCCATCAATGCCGCTTTGGATACGGTAGTAAACATCCGTCGAGGACTGATGAACGGTCGCCAAATCAGCAGCATGGAGCCTTTGCTGTTTCCCTTCTTCTCCAGCCCTGTCGATGGTTCGATAAAATTAATCCGTCCATCAGTGATGATGCGAACTTCGTCAACACTCTCCAGAGCCTTGCTGAACCATCCGACTGACATATCCTCTGGCACAAGCATAACTACCGTCTGTCGCTGTTGTATGCACTGCTCAGCGGCTTTTTCCACCCACGGCCTGATATTGCTGTACGGCGGGTTATTCCAGATTGCACCGTGGCTTACCCACTCAGAATTGAGCGCGTCGTCGGCCTCAGTTAGCCAGTGAGCACACAGAGCATTTTTGTCGCTCGCTGCCGAATCCAGCCAGAATCCAAACTCAATATCCAGTGCATCAAAAAGCCAGAGCGGCGTTTGCCAGCAGTCCTTGTCGTGTGCTGGCGTATTTGATTTGATAGTCACTCTACTTGCCTCTCCTTTAGATCCCGGTACTCGCAATTATCAGGAATGGTTAGTCGTAATCCCTTCTGATGCGCCCACTGGTCAATATCGGTCAGATATTTGTGCATATCTCCAATATCAAGCTGACGTGTTGATTTAACGCATCGTGTAATATTAAAAATCGTCACCCTTTTAGCCGGACAAAATATATCTTTCAGCCACTCATGAACCTCTTCAGGCGTGAAGTTTTCAGCAGAAGCAGCAGATAACTGTGCGGCTATTTCTGCATTCCACATCCACAGCAGATTGTTTTGTGACAATGTACGCTTCTCACGGTACTCAGATATTTTGATTCTCCAGCGTTTGCCGGTAGAGAGGATTTGTTTCAGAACTAACCAGAATTGTGATTTATTGGTTTCGTGCAGAATGAAATCATTCATCATCAGTCATCAAATCTAATTGCTGGATAATTCTGTCACACTGAAAATCAGTATCGATTTTAACCAACCGGCGAAGAACGCGGTCACGCGGATAGATCCGTGGCTTAGGGGCGTTTTTCTGTCTCTCGCCAGTCGGAAGTCTGGAAGCAGACCAGTACCGCTTTGCACGACCAATGTTCTCCTGAAAGTCGGCGCAGACAAGCTCAGTCATCGAACTCATTTCTTAAAGCCTCCAATTACTCTCCCCCAAATAAAAAAGCCTGCGATTACCTGCAGGCCTGTTACAAGCTCAGTGATGTAGATGGTCATACGTCAGCCCCTTGTGCATATCGTCTGCCACGCGCAGCGGGCGCATTTGATGCTGTGCAAATCTGTCTGGCTTCATCCTGGTCACATGCAACAAAGTGTCCGTTACAGAACCGCTGGTAAACCGTACCAAGCGAGCCAAAACGGTTTTTCGTCACGATGATTTCAGCAAATGGCGCGGCGCTACTGCTCTCGTCATATACCGCTTCCCGATAGAGCATGATGATTGAGTCTGCGTCCTGTTCAATGCTTCCTGAATCACGCAAATCTGCGTTTGTCGGGCGTTTGTTTGGTCGCTTCTCAACATCGCGTGAAAGCTGACTCAGGGAAATAACCGGTGTTTTCAGGTCTTTCGCCATCGCCTTCAGGCTTCCGGAGATGTGAGCAATTGCGAGGTCGTTGCGGTCTGCTTTCGGCTTCTCAATCAGACCAAGATAATCCGCCATGATGAGTGACAGGTTTGGATTTTCCTGTTTGTGCCGTTCTGCGATTGAGCGTATTTCTTCGACCGATAACCGCGAGGCATCGACTACCCATACATCCAAATCTGCAAGCTGACTCATGCCGTTAGCAACGCGCGCCCAGCCTTCGTCATCCATCGATGCAGGATTTCGCAGCACGCTAACCGACATCCTCCCGGCGTTGGCAATACTTCGCTCTGCAATCTGCAATGCGCTCATTTCCATCGAGAAAATCAACACTCCGCGCCGGACGTCAGAACCAGGAATAACGCGGCTTGCAACGCCTTCGGCAATCTTCAGCGCCAGTTCGGTTTTACCCATACCAGGACGAGCGGCGATAATCACCAGGTCTTCTGCGTTCATCCCTCCGGTGATGGCGTCAAGTTCATCGATTCCGGTCTTCAGGGTATCTGACTCTTCTCCGTTCCTCAGACGCCTGTCAAGCGTGTCAGTGTAGTCAGTGATGATTTCCCCTAACCGTACAGGTTTAACCTCGTCACGGGGCTTTCTGATGGCTGAAAGACGCTTTACAAGTTCATCCATCGCCTGACTCGATGCGTCGATGGTTCCGCTCTGAATTGGTTCACGCATTTCATCCATGATTTCCAGAACCAGACGGCGGTGATAGTTATCCGCGACCATTCCGGCATATCCCTTCAGGTTTGCGGCACTCGGGCAGTTTTTGCTGGTCATCAGGATTGACGTGAAATGTTCCTCTCCGCACGCCTCGGCAACCATCAGCGCGTCGATTAGGTTTCTGTTTCTCGCCTGCTTACGGATAACTTCGAAGGCTTTCCGGTAGAGCGGAATTGAAAACGCTTCCGGCTCCAGCGTTGCCAGAACGTCGCTGGCGGTTGGAGTTAATCCACCAATCAGCAGGCCACCGATAACGCTCGCTTCGATATCCTGTTTCATGCAATCCCCCTGTCTGCAAACTTCCCTTCCCGTACCCCCGTTAACGAGTCTTCCCTCAGCAGGTAATCAAAATCTGCCGTCCAGCCAGTGTCGTTGTCTCCGAAGTAAAACGGCTTGGCCTGATGCACAAACGCCCTGACATACGCTCTGAAACCGTCCACGTTTGGCGTTTTCAGTTGCGGAATGATTTTCTTCAGGCGGCGTTTTCGTTTCTCGTTGACCGCAACAGCGTGTGGCAGTCTGTCACCGACTTCGGTGTTGTAGGCGTTCAGGAAGGATTCGTAGTCGATTCGTTCTGCCTTGCGACGTTCAGGTTTAACCTGCCCATCGCCGCCCCCGTTAGGGGGTAAGGGGGTGTTTGTATTTATTGTCTTTTGTATATTGTCTTTTGTGTTTAGCTGACTTGGCTTATACCCATTAGCCGACTTGGCTAATGTTTTATTAGCTGTTTTAGCTAATGTTAAGCTGTCCTGGCTAATCCACTGCGAAACCACCTTGTTCACTCCGATTTTCACGCCATCAGCAATGAGGAATTTACGCTCAATAAGCTGGCGCTTGGCAGCGCAAACATGAGTGTGATGAATACCTGTCATGGCTGCTATCTGCGTGTTTGTGAGTCGATCCATCGGCTTATTGAATCCGTATGTCTTGCGCATGATAGCGAGCATCACCTTCAGCTGCCGGACGGTTAAATCAGCCATCAGCAGACTGTCGGTAATCTCGTTAGCAACGCGCATGAAACCATCTTCGGTATCTGCCACGCGATGCTCCACGACCTCCAGTTGAGGCCTGTAATCAGCTAACTTAACGACGCCCATGTTTCACTCCTGCTTTGGCTAGTCTGTAAACACCAACAAGGCGCTCTGCGAACGCCCTGTTATTTGCTGCGGCTACCACTAATCCCTCAGGTGAATCAGGGTGTCGAATCTCTTCTTTTTCCTGGTATTTCTTACGACGTTTTGTCATAATGACTCCTGTGGATTGATCCAGTAATTACCTCAGAATTGCATATCAATTTGCTTAAAATCCTCGGTGGCGGCCGGGGATTTTTTCTTTGTGATTTCATCAAGCGCATACTTAAAAGCCCTACTAATCGGACTGATGTCTGATGCCATTCCAAAAGCACACAAGACCGAAGCAATAAACCTCCAGTCCGTTCTGCTTATCTTCGATTCATGACAGCCAATCATCTTTGCCAGACCGCGCTGGGTAAGCGTTGACAGGTTGATGAGTAAATCAGTTTCAGCGCGATCAATTTCTCGCTGTGTTGGCTTGCTGTAACTTGCTTGTGTCATTTCTCACTATTTCCAATAGTGAATAGTTAGTTGAAAGGTATGCGTGGAAACGCATATGACCTTAGTTGGTCAGATATCTTGGGACTCGCTTTGTCAGCGACGTAGGACGAATGTCCATTGTGAAAAGAGCGGTGTTACTTATGCTGCTGATGCTCTACGCGATACGAACACCAGGTTTTCCTTTTTCACGGGTTTATAGGCCGTGAAATTACGAGTAGCTTCTTCGATTGCATTCGCTTTATCAGGGGAAGCTCTTCGAAATCCATATGCAATCTGGTCAAGATAGCCAACTGAAGTTTTCGCTAATGCGGCGAGTCGCTTCCATTCCTCACTAGAAGCCTCTTTTCGCCAGCGTAGTAGTTCATTACTCATTAGTGCCTCCGTTTATCATACAGAATAACTTTACCATTTTGATAAATCAACCGCAATGTAAATTTATCATATTGCGTATTTATCCATTTGCTAAATAGAGGGAGAATTGTGAGATGGAAAACAAAGATATTCGCAAATCGAATCTGGCGTTTTTGCTAGATGAGCATAAAAAAATCGCGGGTAACACTAATGCAAGCTTTGCCGATAAGCTTGGGGTTAGCCCTTCTCAACTCACGCAAGTCTCCGGTGAAAAAAGCACTCGAAACATAGGGGATAAACTAGCAAGAAAATTTGAAGCCGCACTTGGGTTACCTAATGGGTGGCTTGATTTGGTACATGATGTAACACCAATTGCATCATGCTCAGATTCTTTAACTTTTGTCGGTCAGGTAAGAAAAGGGTTAGTGCGCGTGGTTGGTGAGGCAATTCTTGGTGTTGATGGTGCCATCGAGATGACCGAAGAGCGCGATGGGTGGCTCAAAATTTATAGCGATGATCCAGATGCCTTTGGCCTTCGTGTGAAAGGAGACAGCATGTGGCCTAGAATAAAATCAGGAGAATATGTACTCATTGAGCCTAACACCAAAGTATTCCCGGGTGATGAGGTGTTTGTCAGAACCGTTGAAGGACACAACATGATTAAGGTTCTTGGCTATGACAGAGATGGAGAATACCAGTTTACAAGCATCAACCAGGACCATAGGCCAATAACGTTGCCTTATCATCAAGTAGCAAAGGTGGAGTATGTGGCTGGTATTCTGAAGCAATCTCGCCATCTGGATGACATCGAGGCAAGGGAGTGGCTGAAAAGTTCGTGACTTCATCGTCACATAGCTGATAGCCAATGGCCTGAAGAGACGTTTGGGTGAAGAGGATAGATGGAGTTTAATGGCCATGAGTATCACGCGGTCAAAAAGAAGTTCATCTATTCATTGAAAGCATAAGGCCATCTGAGTATATCCGTAATGATCTGGATATTGTCTATAACATCAATGACCGGACAATAGATATCGGTGAGCAGCGTCCTGTATGGCAGGGTGAGGCAGGTGAAAAAAACGTCCTGCCATCAACAAGAATCAAGTGCATCAGCTCTCTGGACAGATGGAAAATTTATTGGATGCAAAAAGATATGAAATAACACCTGTATAGCACGGAGCTTTCTCTGACCGATGCACTTGAAGTTGTTAGGGCTGACCCAGCCTGCTGTTTCTTTAGGTAAGAGAAAAGAGATTTAGGAGATGAAAGGTCGCAGAGGTGCGGCCTTTTTTATTGAGAGTGGATCTTGAACGGAAATTCTCAAGACTTGAGTCTTGCATGCAAATCAATTCCTGGATAAACTCGATCTGAGTCAATAACTTAGAGAGAGAGCAAATGGCAAAGTCAAACGTTAGCGTGCAGGCATTCAAGGACTTCCTTGAAGAGCTTATGTCGCTGAACATAATGAAGGAGGCCACCGCTCGAAATTTAAAAAACTCATCCGCTCGCCTCTTAACGGTAGTCCAAGAAGAGGAAATGGGTGATGTTACTCAGCTTGATGTGAATGAGCTTGCCGAGCGATACATCAACGCAACTGAGCCGAAGCCTAGCGACAGCAGCATTACTGCATATAAAAGCCGCATGGAAAGTGCAATCAAAAAGTTTGTAGCTTTCCAGTCTGGTGAAGAAATCCCATACACTCCGATTGACAAAGAATCCAGTGAGGAAAAAGATTTGACTGGCGAACCAACAAAAGTCGAAGGCAAGGCTAATGCACTTCATACCTATGATCTTCCAGTAGTTCTTCGACCTGAATCAGGGGTTACAGTAACGATTAAAGGCATTCCTAACGATATCACAAACGAAGAAGCCGAACGCATCTCTTCAATTCTGAAGGTTTACGTTCGGCCTCAATAATGCAAAAGCATTCAGCACAATGTCCAACTCCCCAGTCCGACATTGATGCTGTTTAACCAGAGCCTCCAAAAGGAGCCCTTGTTAAGGTACACAATATTTGCGATGTAACCTTAGCGCGTCTGGTACATTTTTTCAAGCGGTTGTAGGGCTGCCGCCAATATGAGAAAACACAGATGTCTACATACAATTTGAATGACCAATTCGATCGAGAAGTTCATGTGAATGCCTATGAACGGATAAGGCATGGAAATCTTGAACATGTGTGTGAGCATTATCGCTCAAGGCCACACCGCTAATCATCAACCCGGCCTCAGCGCCGGGTTTTCTTTGCCTCTCGATCCCCCACCTAAAAAAAACATAACTCATTGTATTTATTGAAAAACTGATTGATACAACTTGCTAAACCACGCAATCCAGATCTCCCTCAAATCTCTTTATTTATCCTGTCGAATTCCTACAACAAAATAAAACACCATAAGAATCAATACGATATTTGAAAATCAAAAGAATTTATCATTTTGCTATTGCCATTAATTTATCATTCCGATAAAGTTTGCCCATCAGCAGGACGCACTACTCACCAGGGCGGTGAATATACAACGATTCGAATATGAATCTACGGCGCTGACAAAGCGCAATAACCAAAGTGAACTTTGGGGTGTGGTGAAGCCAGCTAGTCACTGGCAAGTGCTTACCTACTGTTGAGCGGTGAAGCGCTCCCAACGCTAGCAATAGCGTGGACGAGATGGGGAGCCGCGGGCGATAAGGCCGCCATAACGCGCACGTTGTCGCATGGAAAAATCACTGGGGTGCCGGTTATACCCCTCCGAATGAGACTCAACAAGCTGGAGCTAGACTACCAGCCACCACACCACCAAAGTTCATCAGGAGGTCTATATGACACGCAGAGCGCAATAACCAAAGTGAACTTTGGGGTGTGGTGAAGGGTTCATGGACGGGAATATGTCGCACGTAAAGCGGCGAGGCCTGCGGGACTATTGCCGAATTGAAGTAGGCCGAAACAGGTCGAAATGGGTCTCCCACCTACCACACCACCAAAGTTCATCAGGAGGTCTATATGACACGCAGAACTCAGTTCAAAGGCAATTCACGTTCTCGTCGTCGTGAGCGTTTAAAGGCAAAGGCATTAGCTAACGGCGTACTGGCCCGCGAAGAAGCAATAAGTTCAGAAGTATTACACCGCCCTACTCTAAGCAGAGCGCAGATTCAGGCTAAAGGTACTCACGAAACGCCTGAGCGCATAGAAGACGCTAAGCCAATTAAGTTCATGGCACAGGACGTGATCTGGCAACAGAAAGAATACAGACGCAATCTGGAGCGAGCGGCCATTGTGTACGCGAATGAGTTTGGACATAAGCAACCAGAAACTGGTGTATGTCTTCCAAACGTAGCCATTTACTCGGCAGGCTACCGGAAATCAAAACAACTGACGGCGAGGTAAGTGATGAATCAGACATACATTCCATCATGCTTGAGAAATCTGCCAAAGCAGAAAGCAAAGCCCCGCAAGCAAGCCATAAAGGACGCTAAGGCAGAGGTTATTGATCAAGCAATACAATTGCTCAGGGAGGAGTTAAGAAGTGGCAAGCTCGAAGGAATGATGATGCCCTATCAGCGCGGATATCTATCGGCGATTAGTAAGTTGGAAGTATTGAAGAGTGAATTATGAACTATCTGGAATTTCCGGATGGTTCATTGTTTTGGCAGCAAACCAATTATTTGAGAGCTGATACATGAGAGTAAAAACTATGGGCGCAAGCCCATTAAGCGGTCGTATTTTTCAAGGAACATTAAACACTGAAAAAGGAATGTGGGTAGGAAAGAAAGAAGATGTCACCGATCAGGCAGTTAGGGCAGTAGCCGAACACATGATGATAAAAGACCAGAAATATGCATACGAAACGAAGGATGGCAAATGGCTGATAATAAGTCATCAACTGGTTGATAAATTACCAGAAGAGTTTGTTGATGGTTAAATTTGCTTTGGCATAAACAACAGAGGTGGATATGAAAGAGTTTAAGGGTACGCCTGGTAAATGGAAGTACACGGTTAGAAACGTCAACGAGATGATGACTACGTTCCATGGTGTGACGATTGGTGACACATACATTGAAGCAGCAACAAGAAATGAAAGGGAGGATGCGCTACTGATAGCAGCAGCTCCTGACCTTCTCGAAGCACTTCAGTTATTACTTAAGCAAACCAAAAATAGAACAACGACAACATATCCAGAATGGTATGGAGCTGTTAATAAAGGTATCGCAGCAATCAGAAAAGCTCTTGGGGATAAGTAATGAAAGTAAAAATAACTGCTTCTAATACCAGTTTTGTTAGTGTTGGTGATATTACAGAAGTAATAACAAACCATGATGGAACACAAGTTATGTGGTCTGATTTTTGTAAAAGATATGAGCGAGTCACTTGGTGTAAACTCGTATGGGGAGTCGAATACGAAGAATTACCTGAAATGCATGACGAATAAGCACTGTGTATTCATTCCAACGAGTGAATACACGGAGCAATGTCGCTCGTAACTAAACAGGAGCCGACTTGTTCTGATTATTGGAAATCTTCTTTGCCCTCTAATGTGAGGGCAATTTTTTTGACGGAGGATATATGAGTGAAGTAACAGATTTGTAAGCGTGCAGTGAGAACCGTATTGACGAAGTGAAGCTGGTCAGGCAGGCAGAG